ACATTTGTACAGAACAAGTGTATGTCTTACCTGCTTGTGTTGGTATCATTTGAGTAGTATACCCAGATGCTAAGCTACTGTTCTTGATGTATATCTTCTCATCTCTAACTGATAGTATAGCACCTCTCCCAATACCCCACCCAGCAGTTCCATCACTAAAATCTCCATTAGTAACTAACTCATCTCCAAGTGTATCTACTAAACCATCAGTTAATCTGACACTATCGCCTACAGTATCAAGTATAAGATTTGGGGTATCAGTCTCTTTAAATCTATCAGTATTGTCTACTCTTTCAGTATTTCCATATCCTGAGAATACAGCATCATTTTGTAGCTCGTTTTTAATGGCAGCCTTGTCTACTGTTTCAAACTTACCAGGATTTATAACAGGATATCCACTATCGAGTAGAACATCACCTGCCCCAAAGATAGGAGTATTACCTGTAACGGCGCTTGGAACTTTATCATACTTACTTGCTAAACTGTCGGCTAACCCAGCAATATCATTCTCTACATGTGTATGAACCAATGGAGCAGCACCTACATCTGCATAAGTTGTATTGTGAGGATTAGAAGCAGCTTCGTGTGTATCGAATGTCGTCTTAAGCGTATAAGTGCTAGCTAACCCGTTCATCTGACCTTGGTTAACAGCATCCGTATCATTAACACTGCTAGCGACTTTAAATGTTTCTGTAGCGGTACCGTTCTTTAGAGCAAGGTCGCCTATCTTAAGACTACCTTTCTTAGAGTTACCAGCTGTGTCCATAACGACTATGTTATCTAGTGTAGGAGAAGCAATCTTATCCATCTTACCTGTAACAGTCGTTTCATCTATACTACTATCAACAAGGTTACCATTACTATCGAATTTAGCGATCTTGTCAGTTGTGGGGTTAATAGATTCAGCTTTAGTATCTAACTCAGTTTGTAAACCTTGTATATCAGATATAGTATGAACACCGTTAGCAGCTCCGGTTCCTGTCAAGTCTGAGTGATCTATAGTAGATCCGCTAACAACTAAACTTCCTGCTGGTTTACCATGCCATACTGCATTAGCTGATTCGATAATAGCATCTGCTGCGCTGTCAAGGTTAGTAAGCATAAATGATAGAGTAGCTTCAGTAGGGGCAGTATTAACACCCGATATATTTAATCCAGTTATGAACTGAGTTATAGTTAAGGTTTTAGACCCTCTTACAGCTTCACCTTTCAGCACACCATCAACAGCTAGATTAATAGCAAAGTTTTCTGTATTAGATAAGACTACGGTAACTGTATAAGTTCCTTCCACAAGTTTGTTAGGTCTAACATTGTCAGGATACTTTATCTTAAACTCTGCGTTAGAGTTGTTAGTAGCATTCTTGTTACCTTGTATCAATGGCATAGGCATCAATACTTTAGTAGGTGTATTTTGAGCAACTATAGGTTGAGTATACTGTGTCTGGGATAACGCAGTTATGTAAGTAGCTTCAGCTACATTTATACTTGACACTCTACCAGATAGCTCTGTAATAGCACCTTGAGTAGTAGATGAAGATATACCTGTATTAGAGTTATCATAGTTTATCTTACTTGCAGGGTGGCCATGAGTTCCTCTAGGAACTTCATCTGCTAAAGGATTAACACTATCCACAACAAAGTTTTTATTGTAAGCTGTATTAATAGTTGTTATAGGCATATAATCACTGTCGAAGTTCTTATCACCCTCCATAACTGTACCTGAAGTTGTGCCAAAGTCTTTGTTAAAAGCAGTACCATAAACTTGTATCTTAGGTTCATAGTCACCTGTATGTAAATGATCTGCTCTAGCCACTACACCTGATGACCCATTAACACCTGAAGGTGTAGAGAAACTTTTATTGAAAGCTGAATTCTTATTTATTACCGGTTCATATATACCATCATGTCTATGAGTTATATTTGATTTATCAGCTAACTGATCTGTTATCTTTTGTGAAGACCATGTGTATGTAGTAGAAACTAAAGCATCATTTATTACTGCTAGTCTACCAGCTTCAGAGTTGATGCTACTTTCTACTGACCAGTGGTAAGATGAAAATTCTGCATCTATCCCTGCTGTCCCAGTGATAGGATTGTTATGTCCTTTAGAAGACCATTCGTGTGCTAGGTTTTCGCTATCCTTTGCATTAAGCTCACTTTCTAATGCTTTTTCCGAAGCCCTAACAGCTTCATCTCTAGCTGTCTGTGTATCTTCAACAATATCGCCAGTTGCAAGAGATGAAGCATTCGCTAGAGCATTTACATTCTCTATAAAACTTTTTACATTACTATCTACCATTATATTTTCCTTACCTTGTGTATACTACTAGAACTTCTGCTCCGTTATTAGTAGTTAAATATGTATTATCTGATTTATCAATCAATATTCTATGCTCAGTTTGTGAGTCTATATCTAGCCAAACTTCTTGATTGTACGTATCCTGGCTAAAGGGATATACTTCTGTGTCCCCTAAAGTTCCTAGATACTCGTCAAGCGCTACAACATCAGGTGTAGGTATAGGTTTATTAACTGCTAGTAAAGGGTAATATTTATGAAGATGCAGATTATTCATATCAAGTAACCATCTATTGAAGTCAGTTGTAGGCAAAACCGGTTCAACTAATGATTTGTTATCGGTGATAGATCCAATGCGTCTATATATAAGTCTATCTAATGAAAGTTCTTTATTAGCAGATACATCAACCGTTTGTTCCTGGTCAGATGCACCTTGACCATAGTCACGTCTCTTAATGTAAATCATTAGACTATCCAGTTACTCTTACGAACTGATTCACCATCATAGTCAAGCGCATTAACCATAGTTCTTGCATTGTAATCAAGCTGAGCATCAAAGTTATCTCTTCTTTCATAATCATGTAATGCATCATATACACTAGAAGCTATACCATGACGTACCATGTGATAAACATCTGTTGACATATATTGATCACCTGTTTTTGTATGTGGGAAGTAATAGAACTGAAATGTTATGAGGTTCTCATCATTAGGTGATAAACTGTTTGTATCTAAGTCTATCATAGTTTTATTGTCAGGAGTAGTTACCCATCTGATAGCATTAGCTCGAGGGGAAGTAGCAAATACTTGTTTCCATCCAGCTACATCTTCTGCCATCTCAGCTTCAAACTTATCAGTTCCATCTATAATGTATGGGTTAAGATCTAATACTTCTTCTTTAAAAAATGGTTGTCTCTTAGTAGCCACAAGTTCGTAACCAGCATTAATCTTACTGTCTATCCAACTGTCTGGATACTTATTCTTATCACGTACTCTTTCATCAAGCGATCTAGCATAAGATCTGAGAGAATCAAGTGTTACTAATACTTGTGCCATAATAATTCCTTTTAAGAATTATAACACAAGATTCGTTAAAATACTGTCGAATCCCTTCCATAGGAGTATGGGTCTTCTTCAAAAACTCCGTCCTCATGTGAGTATGCAACTGTGTCTTGCTTGCCAGGAGCGATCATACCTAGCTGTGTGAAGTTAGATAAACAGTCTATTACATCATCACGTCTTGCTTTACATTCTTTACGAGTAGTCATCTTCATTTCGTGGATAAGCTCGTCTATAAGAGTTTTGCAATGGTCATCTGGCAATTGTATTTTCTTGAGATGATGTCGTGGTGCAAGCGTAGCTATACGACTAATTTTCTTCTTACTCTTGTTATCTTTCATCTCAACAAAGTTAAAATATAAGTTACGTCTAATCATTTCTTTACGTATCCACTCATTCATACTACTTTGAAAAGCTATCTGCTCAGCACCTACTTCTAGCGGTTCATACCTTCTGACAAATTCAAACAGTGTATCGATCCATCCTGACGAGTCTAACTCTCTAGAATGTATACCGTCAACTACCATCCAATCATTATTATTAGTAACACCGACAACAAGTATAACACCAAAATCTGAGTTCTTAGTAGCACTTGCATTAAAGTCAGTTGATATATAGTAGTTCATATTGTTCAAGTTCTTTTTAACTTCTTTATAACTGAAAGTCATAAAGTCTTCATCTTTAAACATACGATCACTCTCATCCATAAGCTCTAACATATACTCTTGCATAAATCCGGAAGCATCACCATCTTCTTTGTACTGCGAGTAAATATCCTTTACTACTTTAAACGGGAATCTATCTTCCCAAGCCCCAACAAACTCGTTCTCAGTTATGTTTGCCCTCCATGTAGATGCTATTGGCAGCTTAACTCTATTCCATGTATTGTTACGCATCTTTGTCAATACTATATCATCTTCATGCTGAGGAGTACCAATAAGTATAACTTTATTAAACCCTGGTTCTAATGCAGGTAGAAAAGCTCTATTGAATCTTGTCTTAATCTCTTCACGCTCTATTTCTGATTTAGCATCATCTTCATTGGTAACGTCATCTGCGATTAGTAGTTGAGGTCTAATGTCTTTCTTCGGTCCACGTTTAGTACCACGAGGTGATTGCTTAGCTCCACGACCTACTAACCAAAATGTTCTATCACCTATGGTTACTACGAGTTCATTCTTAACTTTCTTCTCTATGTTTATAAGTGCATCAATCTTAGGATTATTAATGATCTTAAGATAAACTGCGTCTACAAACTGTTTGACACCATTATCTTCAGAATCGCCTAGGAATAAGCAGTAGTTTACTTCTCCATCCATTCCAGGGAAAGTACCCATCATCATTGCATAGATAACTGCTAGTTCACTAGTAGTTGTTTTACCAACTCCACGAGAACATTGCAAAACATTTAAAGGACTATCTGCAAACAAACTGTCTAACATAAGGTAATGTATAATGTCACTCTTATTCTTTTCTGGGGCAAACACTTTCTGCCATTCAATAAACTTAATACTTTCTAGACTTGGTTTATATCCATCAGACAAAAGCTTATCATAGTCGGGATTTATTACATTTATTCTTGACATGATGGTTGCTTTTGTATTAGAGTCTTAGCATCAAGATCACCACTGTTTAGTTTTCCCATAGCAGTATTAGCTATATTATCTAGAGCTCTAGTAAACTCTGAGATGACAGCTGCAGTCCCCTCTCCTATATCTTCTACGACAGTTTGATCTTTCTTAGGCATTATGTGCCCTAGCAACTTATCAGCAGATTCCATCTGTATTCTTTCGTTATCTGAATGTGCAACCAATTCGCTAAGCTTTCTAATGGATTGATGGACTTCTCGCATATATAGTAGTTCGAGTGGAACTTCTGCTCTTGCCATAAACTTCATAACTAATTTACCATGAGCATAGATACTAGCTTTACCTGTTATTGCTCCATCCGTTTTGCCAACACATCTTTCCGGAAATGTTTTCCGATAAGCTGCTGACTGTGTGTCTCCAGCCATTCTATATCTTGTAAACTCTAAAGCCGCTAGATACTCAGGTACAGTATACTTGCCTGTCTCTAATATCGATTTAGTATCTACTATACCTACAAGTATATCTTCTTCATCTAAATAACCCTTATCAGATATACCTTCTATTATCCTATCTATATCTGGATTATCAAATCTGCTATGTATCTCTTTAAGTGGTTTATTACCTATCTTCTTATATATCTTCATTACTTGCTCTTTAGGTCTTTCTTTTATTATCATAGTTGTCCTTTAACTGTTTTTATCATTGTAACATATATTAGTATATTTATTAAATTTATAAATTCTTTCTTATATCTGTTGATATTACTTTATATATTAGTAATATTTGGATATACTTTAACAAATGATTCTGTTTATACTACTTTTAATAATGGTTAGTTCCTGCTACGTCACTAATCATTATTAAGAGTATACGTTTGGAGTAAGACGTAGCAATCTCCCTCCTCTAATCTTAAATCAAAACTGCTGTACTAAAATGACAACTGAAGAAATGATAGCTGCCTATCTTTCTACAAACGAAGTAACTGCCGTAGACTCACTAGATGAGAAGAAAGCACTAACTGGGGGTAGAGATACAATAAAACAAGATTACTATGGAAATATAACTGGTCGTGAAGAAACAAACAAAGTGAAGTATCTTAAAGCGAAAGCTGAGATGAAACAGCTATCTGCTCTGATCAAAAGCAAAGCTCACTAACATCAGCTTCACTTGGAGGGTGTAGAAATAACTGCATGTAATCCCATATCTCTAAATCACAAGACATCCTACCAGACATATATTCACGGCACTCATCCACCGACTGAGGTAATTCAATAAACTCCATAAGATCTCCTTCATTAAATTATATCATTAAATTACTGACGTAGTCAAGTAATGATAATGAACGAAATTTAATGAGTATATAAAATAATAATATTATGTAAGGTAGTAGTACCTACCCTTCACACATTGATTTACCCCTCCCCCCTACCCATTATGAGTGTTTTAGTCTATACATTATATATAGGGTTTGGTTTTAGCGTCGTTTGGTGTATGAGATCGTCGTTCAAGAGATGATGGTCATCAAGGAGTTTGTCATGGTAGACATAGCGGTTATGAGTATAAGTGTGTTAGTTGGATTAATTGGAATTATAAATTCTATATTTTCAGTATTCAGCAAAAAGAACATGAAAGTTGCGAAGAAGATTCGTAAACAATTAGATTAATTAAAGGATAAACAATGAGTTTAAAAGATTTTAAAGCAATGGTAGCATCAGAAGTTAAAGTAAGTAAAGAGTATAAGTCTTACTTAAGTGTAGCACAAGAAGAAGGCATGTCATGGTATGCAGCTTCTAAGATGGTTATGGAGTATCTTAACGATGGTAAGAAACTTACAGCTAATGATTACAAAGAAATCAATAAGTTACGTAAGTGGTACAATGAGTTATCAGAGGAAGAAGCATAAGCTTCTTTCTTTATATTTTTAAATTTTAAGTAATAGTATAGGTTGTTTCTAACAGAAACAGGCAGAAACAAGATTATAAAGGATAATAGAGATGAAAACAGAAATTAAGACAGACGGTATAAGTAACTTCGCAGTTAGTAATGACTATAGTAATTACACAGAGTTAGGTGGCAGAATGGTTCAGCGAACACCGGTTGAGAATCATCATGACTTAATGGTAATAGAGAAAGAGCTATCAGCAGTTGACAATGATCAGTTCAGAAAGAGTTTGTATGCAGTACAAGGAGACAGAACAGAGTTCTACTCAGGAGATGATAAGATCAAGCTATCAGTTAGCAGTCAAGGTAAAGTGAAAGCAAAGTTAAAAGGTGTTGAGATCAGCGGAGTAAAGCGCACAGCAGTTTATATGTTGATATTAGAAACATGTCATGTATTAGATACTAATGCAAATGGAGATTGGAATATGTATGTATTCAGTCTTAATGGTAAATTCTACAATATAGGTTTTCTAGATGAAAATATAAATGCAAACTTCATGTCAAAGTATAATGAGTTCTACGACAACATAAACAATGAAGAGTATTATAAAGAGCTATTCAAGCAAAGAACAAAGCACTCGACAGATAAAGTAGCAACTGAGTTACATTCAGATGTATACGGTGATGCAGTGTCAGGGCTAGGTAGTATAGTAGAAGATCAGATAGAAGAGGATCTACTACAAGCATTAGAGATGCTAAGAGCATATAAGGATACACCACAGTTTACAGATATAAAAGCAGATTTAGAGGAGATAGTATGCAGCGCATAAAAAGATTCATAGATAAGATAGAGCATAAGTTCTATCTTCTATCTATAAAAATATTTTAGGAGTTATCCATGACTAGAGAAGAAGTATTCACAGCATTACATGATGTACTAAGCAAAACAGGTTTAGAGTTTAAAGAAAGACATGACTTACTAGTTAAGTTCATGTCATTAATATATAAGGATTAACATGAAAATAAATATATTCGGGTATACCCTCAGTTTAACAGAAACTGTAGTGCCAAAGAAGAAACACGTTAGAGTTGGCTATTCAAGTAAGCCTTGGTCGAATGAAGACACAGCTAAACTTATTGCTATGCATAAAGATGGTAAGAGTAATGTAGGCTGTGCCCGTATGATAGGTAGAACAACAAATAGCATAAATGCTAAGCTATGGAAACTAAGAAAAGAAGGAATTATAGATGCTTAAAGGTAAAACACCAACAGAAATATACGGTATTAAGATGACTGGTTACAGTACACATAACAGTCCTACTATCAGTTTAGAGTTATGGCTAGCAGCAAGAGATTGGTGTAGCAGTAATAAAGTGGCAGTAAGCAAACTGCTTATCAACAAACCTAAATCAGATAATGTCTAATGAAGCTGAACTGAAACTGTTTAAGTTATACCAAGGTATGACTATAAAGCAGATACAGCACAGGTTAGATATAGCTAACACGTTCATCAATCAAAGACAAGCTGAGCTTAGGGTAAAATTATGTAACTTAAATATAAGGACATAAGATGCCACTGCACCAAGTAATATCAGACTTGCAAAAGAGAATAGCACTACTAGAGATTGAAAAACTTGACTGTGACTTACAACTAGATAAGTGCTTAGAGAGTATGATAAGTATAGTTGATAAACTAGAAGAGCTAGAGTCTAAAGTAGACATAGCATTAAAGGATAAATAATGACAAGACAAGAACTTAAAGATAACTGGGGGTTATTAGAGCACTGGAAGGAAGTAGAATGAGCCTGCAAGAACTAGCTAATGAGCACAAGAGACTACATAAGGTACTAAATGACTTCCTATGCAGTATGAATAAGAAACATCATGGCTATATAGAGGCTAATAGGAGGGGGTGGATTTAAAGTCATGTGCAATATGTCAGTTGATGGGTATGGAGACACACAGTGGATACATATTAACGAGGAGTGGAAAGCAATAGAAGATAAGTCAAATCTTAGCAGCTCAGAGGTTCGACAGTTAATTGAGCATATAAAGGAGCTACTAGAATGAAAAGATTTAAAGAAAGAGTGTCAGACTATTGGAGAAACATTAAGTTTAGCCTATGGTTCTATCAGTCTGAGATAATGTTATTTGTAATGGTACTTATCATAGCACTGTTTACAGCAATGCTAGTGAGTATAGCAAGATGACACTTAACTTATTAGCAGGTATAGCTATTATGGTTATGTTATTAGCAATCACAGTATTTATATTAGATAATGAGGATGATTAAATGAGAGCAGTATTAGAAACACACTTCAGTTGTTCAAAATGTGGACAAGAGTTAGAGTTAGTATACGAAGACAGTATAAATAAAGAAGATTGGAAGAAGCATAGTAAATCAAGACCTACATCAATTAGAAGTACAAATACATCTGGTGGATATAAAGTAGAGTCAAGAATATTTATAGAACCTTGTGAAACTTGTTTGGAACCATCTAGGGAAATACTAGATATGCTTAAGCAGTTGTCACTATTCGCAAAGGATGACTAATGAAAGGCATAGAAAGATTTATATTCAATGTAATAGCTGTAGCTATTATACTTATAGTAATAGTGCTGAATATGGTTAGGATTAACTTCTAATGAAAGAGAGAAATGGAAGAGAGCACAAAAAGTACCCTAGTTATAGATTGATACTAGAGAAGTATAAAAACAATAGGAGAGTAACATGCCAGTGTGCAGAACATGTCTCAAAGACGAGAATGAAACAAGATTCTCAAAAGATCAAAGATACGATAGATGGAACAACATGTGTAACAAATGTTTGTACAAGCAGAAGCAAGATCCCACAAGACCTGTGATACACCGAAGTGGTAACAAAGCATTGAAGAAAGCTTTGTTCCTCATCTATTGGCACAGAAACAAACATAAAATAATCTGGGGTTAACATGGTAGATAAATTCACAGTTCATAACATGATTGAAGTACTGGGTCCAAAGGTTGCAAAGCAATTAGGTTCAGCTTTAGCTAGAACATCACTAGGGACTCATACTCCTATGTATATACCTTCTTCTAATAGACATGGTAGTCATACCACTCTAAAGAGTGTATTAGTATATGATGCAGGTAACTGTATCAGATGGTTTACGTACAAGAAGAAGAAAGCAAGAAGTGAACGTCTAGTTCGCTTTGCACAAGAGACGATCGATAAGATCATAAAAGTAAAGGTAACAGCTAAAGAATGTTACAAAGGAGTAGATATATGCGAGAACTCGCAATAGGATTATTTGTAGATAGTATCTTCGCACAGATACCATCACAGATACTTAATTCACCTTCAGGTCAAAAAGTAAATAGATCTCTTACTAAAACTAATCTAAATATCATGAGTAAGAACAAAGTTATATTCGATGATGTAATAATGATTGTTACTAACAGTTGGAAAGAGATACAAGGGTCAACACACATGGAAGTGTCAGTTGCACTAATAGCTGAGACACTAATAGAAAGAGAACCTTGGTTGATTAAAAAGTATAAACTTAACACTAAACATCTGAATAAGGTATTTAGTAGATTCAACAAGAAAGGTAATATCTTTCAGAGTAAGAAAGCAGTTACTCTCATGCTTAATAAGATTGATGAGAACATAGCTCAATATAACTATAGGAATAAACATGTCTAAACTATATCCAGAACAAGAAGAAGTAGCACAAGAAGCTGAAGTCTTACTTCGTAACTACGGTATGGTGTATATAGCTGCAGAACCGAGATTCGGAAAATCATATATAACAGCATCACTAATTACTACCAACAGTTTAATACTAACTGTGAAGAGTGCATTAGCTGGTTGGGAAGAAACGTGTAGATATTTCGATATTGAACCCGTATTAATTAATTACGAGTCATTGCATAAAGTAGACTACGAGAAGTTCGACTATATAGTTATAGATGAAGCACCTAAGATCTCCTCATTTCCTAAGAAGAATAAAGCTCGTAAAGAGATTGATAGATTTATACATAAAGATATTAAAGTAGTGTTCTTAAGTGGAACACCTAATATTGAGAGTCAAGCACAGCTGTTCCATCAACTGAGTATAAGTCCAAATCACTCATTCAGTAAATACTATGAGAAAGGTAACTCAACTGCGTTTAGTCATTGGTACTTCGGTGGGGATAACTTTGTATCTAGAGACGACAATCTAAAAGGTTATGGTAACAGAACTAAAAAGATTGTAGGATATAACAAAGAAGCATGGAATCATGCAGATGTATCAGTTCCTAAGAGCAAGTATGAACCTATCATGATTAAGAGATTCCACACAGATGAAAATATGTCTTCTAAAGTAGTTTTAAGGCCTATTAAAGCACCTAAATCAGTTGAAGAAGTATATCATACTCTTAAGACAAATAAGTGTTTCATGGGCTTAAATGGAATAGGCGAGATTGAACCTATTGGTAAAGCTCAGTTACTCATTAAACTACATCAGATAGCACAAGGCAATTACATATCAACTGATGGCACAACAGTTCATATATCTAGCTTTAAAGCTAGAGTATGTTTTGAAGAACACCCAGATGCAATTGTATTTTATAAATATCAAGCAGATCTATCTTTATTAAGAATAGCTGGGTATACTGCTGAACAACTAAAACAAGTCGATAGTTCCATAATGGGCATAGACTTCTCAAACTATGAAGAAGCAATAATATATTCGTTAACATGGTCAGGCCAAAATTATGTGCAGTGTCTAAGCAGACTTAACAACGTAAATAAAAATATAAAGCCTACCTTTTACGTTTATATAACGAAAGGGACTGTAGATGAGAAGATATTCAAGGCCGTAAGTAATAAGCGTGATTTCAACACCCAGTTCATAAGGAGCTAATATGGAAAGAAATGTTAAGCTAAAACCTCTACTCCAGAGTGATTACAAGATACCGTTGTTAGAAGACCTTGGCATGTTCGGAAACAAACCGACAAGGACAAGATATGCAATGTTCAGGTGCCCTTACTGCGAGATTGCCTTTAGATCTGCGACGGCTAGCGCTAAGCATAAAGGTTTATCTTCGTGTAAAAGTTGTAACAAATACGTAATATCTACACACAACATGACAGGCACAAAAATTTATAACAAATGGGTTGCTATGAGATTCAGATGCAATAATGTTGATGGTCCTTGGTATGAATATTATGGAGGAAGAGGAATAACAGTGTGCGAAGAGTGGGAAGACGATTTTGTATCTTTCCTAAATTATGTATCTTCTTTAACTAATTACGGGGTAAGTGGTTATACCATTGATAGAATAGATAACGATGGTAATTACGAGCCTGGCAATGTAAGATGGGCAGATGCTAAAACACAAAGTAATAATAGGAGAAAACATGGCAAAGAAAGAGCAAGCTCTAGAGTCTAAGATACAAGCATCAATAATACAGTGGCTTAAAGAAAATAAACACATGGTATTTAGAATGTTAGAGGTAACACCTAATGGTACACCTGATCTACTAATTATAACTATGCATGGTAATGTATGGTTAGAGATAAAGCAACCAGGTGGAAGACTATCGCCAGCACAAGAAATGATACACTATAAACTGAGATTAAACAATCAGAAGGTATTTACAGTGTCATCTCTAGAGATGGTAAAACAAATAATGAAGGACTTATAATGGAAGCATACACAACACAGATAAAAGTATACGATGATGATAATGAGTTGATAGCAACTCTAGATCATGATGCGGATAACATATTCAAGGTAACACTGCCAGAAACTTATGTATCACCTACAGATTTAAGATTTATAGCTGATGTTTTAGATGATACAACTTTAACTGATTATATAAAAAAAGGATAGATAATGGAAGGTATAGATTTAAAAGCAGAACTAAGAATGGATATGTTGCAAGAAGCTCGAGAAGAGTCAGTGCATGAGCATAGAATGTTTACAGATCAAGAGTATGCTGTATCGCAGTTCTATAATGACATTGAGTCAGCTAAAGAAATTCTAGATAGTGTAAGTAAAAGCTTATCAGATTATGGATATGAAATGTCAATACAGGAGTTATTAGGTGAAGTATAACGAAACATATAAAAGTTTAATACGTAATGTATTAGACAATGGTAATTTACAAGAGTGTAGAAATGGTAAGAATTTAATCATACCATTTGCAAGTTTCACAATAGATCACGATGATTGGGAACTTAAACTGCGTAAGATGTGGTACAAAGGTGTTAAAGGCGAATTCGATACCCTTATGGACATAGAAAACCCTTTAACTAATGTTTCACAGTTTGAAGCTAATGGATGCCGCTACTGGTCTCTATGGAGTTCAGAAGATGGTAGTCTAGATTTAGATTATTACAACAGATTGCACCCTCAAATAGAGGACGTTATAGAGAACATCAAAACTGATAGATACTCTAGACGTCATGTCGTAGACTTATGGTCACATGATAATGTAATGTCAGGTAAACTATCACTAGCATGCTGTTGGTATAACTTAACATTATCAGTTATAGATGATACTATACATTTAGTATGGAATCAACGCAGTTGTGATCTAGCAATTGGTTTACCGGCCGATGTATATCTAGGACATCTATTCTTAGAACATGTAGCAAAAGAAACTGGTCTTAAACCAGGTACTATGTCTTTTAACCTGTCAAATTTACATTTATATTCTGAGCATATTGCAAATGCATCTAAACTGTTGTTAAGATCAACTGCAGATTATAATCAGCATATGTCATTTGAATTAAAGGAGTAACATGAGTAAAATAACAGGAACTATCTTATTAGATAGACGGGATCACTATGTTGATGATGAAGGTAATTTACCTGAACGTCCGGTAGGTGATAAAGAATGGCTATCCGCTTTGGTAAAAGGTGCAATCATATCTATAGAAGCAGGTGAGATGCTACCACCAAGTATACGTGGATTAGCAGTAGCAATAACGTGTAGAGTAGAACCTACATGTCCAATTACTATACCAGAGATAGATGCTTTGTCAGATATCTTAATAGTAGTAAGAAGTAGCGACGTAACAATAATGTCAGGTAAGGTTTTTAAATTCCATAACTTTAACCTTATATTAACATCAAAGGAGATTGAGATATGGTGCAGAAAGTAAAAAAGAATTATGCCAATGAATGTTGGGATTGTGGACTTGAATGGTTCTCAGAGTGTAAAGGTAAATGTTGTCCAGATTGTGGATCAGATAATGTATCAAGTTGTGGAGTATAAAATGATAGATAAGATAAGACAATGGCATAAAGATCGTAAGATAACTGTCAATGGTAATAGCTTAACACAAACCGTAAAGCTAGGTGAAGAGTTCGGAGAGCTGTGCTCGGGCATAGTTCGTAAAGATAAAGCGGAGATACAAGATGCAATCGGAGATATGGTAGTAGTTCTAGTAGCAATAGCTGAGCTAGAAGGACTTAAATATGAAGACTGTATAGAATCAGCTTACAATGAAATTAAACATCGCACAGGCCATCTTAACGAACATGGCAATTATATAAAGGATTAATATGGAACAGCAAGAAATTAAAGCGCGTATTGAAGCAATACAGTATATATTAGAAAATGATCTAATAGCAGAAGAAGCACTATCGGATGCTGAGGAAGAGCTGTACGAGCTATCGCACATGCTACCAGCAGTGGAGGGTGGAGCTAATTCTGAGGTTAAAGAAGATGTAACTCAGCCGTCACATTATAAAATAGGTATAGATGTATATGCAGCAGTTGCTAAGAATAAAGATGCGTACGATGGATTCTTACATCTTAATGCTACTAAGTATCTGCACAGATGCTATCATAAGCATGACACACCGGTTGATGATTTAGGTAAAGCTAAATGGTATATAACTGAGTTATTAAAAGGATATGAATGAGTTTAGGCATACTAAAAGATATTATGCTATTCGATGATCATCGTGATAGTACAGAGCCAAATGCGATTAGTATAACGACATTGCTTGGGCCAGCCTACAAAGCTAAACATTATCTTAACAAATCTGGTAAGTATGAGAACGACGATATTACTTTTAAAAGAAGTAGTTTCATCGGAACTGCATTTCATGCTAGAGCTGATATGATTACTAGAGATCGTGAAGATTACAAAACTGAAGAGTTCTTAGAACGTAAAGTCACAGTAGACGGTATAGAATATACTATCTCTGGATCTTATGATGGCCTTAAACTTGTTGAAGGTAAGTGGTACATATTTGATTACAAAACTGGGTATGGTAAGACTCGTAATGAAGTAGCTTTACAAAAAGATGCAATGCAGATGTCACTATACAGATGGTTACTCGAAGAGAAGTATCCAGATATAACTATAGAAGATGAAGGATATACAATATTTGTATCACAATCTAATAATGTTATGGAAGAGATAGAAGTACAGCTAACTGATATACACAGTGTAGAAGACTTTATTGATGCTAAGATCTATATGATCGTGCACAATGAGAAGGTTGACTGTCACGAAGGTATCAAATATAATGGTTGTACATACTGTCCGTGGAATTGCCCAGAACGTAAGCATTAAGCCATTCTATGGTATAATGCTTGTAACTTAATGTAAGGACAAGATGATGGATATTCCAGGATATGAAGGCCTATATACTATAGCCGAAGACGGTTTAGTATATGGGACTAAGCTAAAAACACCTTTGAAAGGTGGATGGACAAAAACTGATATAGGGTATAGGAGTGTATCTTTAACGAAGAACAAGATTAAGAAATCTTATTTGGTGCATAGGTTAGTAGCTAAATGCTTTATACCTAATCCTTACGACTATCCAGAAGTAAACCATAAAGATGGTGATAAAACAAACAACAATGTAGAAAATTTAGAATGGTGTTCGAAAGAACAAAACGCTAAACACTGGGTAAAAGAGTTGGGAGTTAAACCGTTTTCAAAAGAACGATTATCGCAATGTGCCGAGAATGGTAAAAGATATGGTGGAACTAACAAGGACGAAACAAGATCACTAACATTCGAGGTAGCTGAGTCTATCCGTGAACGTGTAGAATGTGGCGAGAAACAAAAAGATTTAGCAAAAGAATTTAATATTCATAAGTCTACTGTTAATGCCATTATAAAAAGAAGAACATACAATGAAGTATGACTGTGATTACAATTGTAGTGAGCGTAAGAGATAGATTAATCTATTTCTTTATATAATACATCCCCATTTATGAAGGCGTACGCTGTAGATGGGTAAAAAACAAGGAGCAAAGATGGCAGAAATAAATGTACCAGTACTAATAGTATCTGAGTCAGGTTCAGGTAAAAGTAGTTCGGCAAGGACACTACCTGCAGATAAAACAGTAATCGTAAACACAGAGGCTAAGCCAATGCCGTTTAGAGAGTTTGCTAAGTTTAAGAATATAAACATTCGTAAGTATAAAGACTTCCAGAAAGTTATGAAAGAACTGCAGTCTTCAGACAAATACGAATATGTTGTAATAGACAGTTTAACGTCTCTATTAGAGATGTGTAATAAGTATTGTAACACAGTTTACAGTGGTTATAATATATGGTCTGAGTATAACGACATCGTATATAATACGCTTCAAGATATTAAAGACTTACCCCAACAGGTATTTGTTACAGCTATACCAGAGTATATCGAAACAGCTCCTGGTGAGAAGACGGCCGTTGCTAAGACTAAAGGGTCTGAGTGGAAAGGTGCAATGTCTAAAGAATTTGCAATCGTTCTACACGGTCACTTAAGCGAAGATGAAGAAGGTAATATAACTGATTACCAATTCAGAACTAAACCGTCTAAATACGACCAAACGAAGACACCTGATGGAATGTTTGAAGATAAGTTCGTGCCAAACGATATGAAGCTTATATCTGATGCAATCAGAAACTACTACAAGTAATGAGAAAAGAGTAGCTGCGCTACAACAGCAGTTACTTACATTCTTCTCCAATGATAAATCTCGTCTTAAATCTTTCGCACAGAACTGTGAGTTAATAGGGTTTAAGTTAAGAGACAACATTGACGCAATCGTTGAGTTCCCAGAACATTTTAGTTTACTAATAAGTTATGAAGATCTCGGAATTCTACCGAAATTAGCAGGTAGTCTGAATATATTAAAAGGAAAAAAGTAAATGTTTAAATTTAATGAAGAAGCAGCAACAGCAACAAGTGGATCAGCAGGATCAAAAGTATTAGATAGTGGGGTTCACCCAGTAACTATCAACACAGTTAGCGAGGCAATCGCAAGCACAGGAACGAAAGGCTTTGACTGGAGTTTACAAATTGGTGACTCTAAATATCCTAACATGGTTTATGGAATGTGGCATACAAAAAGTAATGGTGATGACATCAAGATGAACTCATCAGTTATTCAGAACCTTATGGGTCTAACTGAAAAGAAGATCACTATGTATGATAAGACTATAGAAGTCAAAGATGGAACTAAAGTTGTCAAAGCTGTTAAAGAATTCGATGGTTTTAAAGGCTACGTAGCAATTGTTAAAGTGTTAGACTTCTACAATAGTGAAGTACGTGAGAAGAATGAGATTCGTGCGTTTATGAACGAAGATAAGAAGACTTACGCAGAAACTGTTAAGAACTCTGATGCTAAGCAATTCGCTTACTACACAGCTAATCTTAAAGATACTAAAACTGAAGCATACAAGAAGGCAGAAGCTAATGGAGAAATTGGATCACAAAGCAATACAGAAACTGAAGCGGAAAGCACAGAAGAAGAAGGCAGCTTACTATAGCATACCAGTAGTTAATCGTATAGGTATGCAAGTACCTAGCGATAACTTTACTATGATTGATAATGAACTATGTCTACCACTTAAGTTCAAACCTCCTAAGATACCAGCTAAGTCTAAAAAGATTTATAAAGGTGTCTTTAAACGTAGTATGAAGCCTTTTGTAGGACTTTATGATGCACAGACAGGTATTTATATCTGTTCTATACAAAAAGATCCAGATGACTGGATAGATACAAACTTACAGAAGATAAAGGAAAGAGTATATGAGTATACAACTAAATGAAAGAGCAAAGGGATTACTAATGCAAACCGAAGGTTACCAAGTATCTGAAAGATACAACGTTATAAACAGTATGGACGTTATTGAACGATTCAGTAAATTCGGATTCGAACTAGATACTGTAGAAGCAGCTGGAGTAAGATCAGTTGAGAAGGCAATGAAGTCTTCACACATGATTAAACTTACAACTGGTGAGTCTATATTCGGTGGGGAGATGAAGCCTCAAGTTATTATACATAACAGTTATGATGGAACAAAAGCATTAAACATTCGTGTTGGTATGTTTCGATTCATCTGTGCAAATGGTATAGTAACTGGTCATAACCTAGTACCTAACTTACAGATATTACATAGCAATAATAGCTGGGAGACAATGATTGATGATTTCATCGATACATACGAAGTTAAATATAATGCACAGATAGAAGGTATCTCTAATATGAAGGAACGTAAGATGTCATTCGACGAAGCTTACTATCTAGCTGAACAAGCTATTGCTTTCAGACATGCAGATCAACGTATTGTTAATGATGCAGTTGACCCTCTAGAATTACTAGTTGCTAAACGTCGTGAAGATAGAGGTGGAGATGCTTGGTCCCGTTTCAACGTGTTACAAGAGTCACTAATCAATGGTCATTACAGAAAGTATGGCAATGATGGTAGCATCAAGAAAGCTAAGATCATTACTAGTATTGATGAGAATATCAGAATAAATACAAGTCTATCAGACTTATTTGCGGAGGCTATCCATGCGTAGTACAAGATTATGTTTAGGGTTTGCATTGGCTGCAGCTGCAAGAGGTTACAAGGTAAGACGTAAAACAGATCCTGACTTTACAATGAAGTTGCATCATGGTGCTATCAAAGTATTCAATAACCATACAGATAGAGAAGAAAAAGGTACACTTTTTAAATACACTAACCTAACTGATTTTAGTGCTGATGATTTCTATATTGTCGGTGACGATCGGTCATGGATAGATGTAAACCCAATTAGGAGTTAGTATGAACCAAAGCTTAAAGAATTCAGAGTTAGTAAGAGAACATATCGAACATTTGTTACCAACAGATGAGGTTATAGATAAAGAGAAACTGAATATAAACCTGATGTATCTAACAGATGCGTCTAAAGAGATCAATCCAGATGTGCCTATTAGTATGACAACTGTGTTCGGAATATATAGTATGTCTAACTTTGCATCACAGTTCCAATGGAAGATCAATATGAACGGTAGTAAAATACCTGTTAATGCAGTATGTTTTCTACTTAGTAAAAGTGGTAATGGTAAAGACTCTACTTTAAATGCACAACGTAAAGCAATGGATCCAGGTTATGTAGTTCTTGAACAAGAACGCGAATCTGTTGCACAAACTAAAGCAAGAGAAGCTGCAGAGCAAGCTGATGGTGATGCTAGCAACTGGCAGAAACATTACAAACCACCAATGCCATTAGAAAATACAATATCTACTGTTGAAGGTATGGTATCTAGATTAAACGCATTTGCTCAAGCTGGACTTGGAATGCCAACTGTAATATCTACAGAGATAGGATCAGAATTAGGGTCTAATCCTAACATAGCTGATAACATTAGATTGATATCAGAACTGTATGATGTTGGTGAGTACAAAAGTAAAGCTATTAAAGACTCAGAGAGACAAGACAAACCTGTTCGTGGAATGGGAATGCCTGCAATGTTTGCTGGATCTGAAGATAATATCATACTAGATAAGAGTATATCGGCTGTGTTTAGACGAGAATTCGTTACAAAGCTAGCTAGACGTAGTTATTTTGTTTATCCAACTGTGGAAGAACATATAGAAGCGGCAGTCGATTATACTACTTATGAAGATATGGTAGGTAAGCAAGGCTTATTCGAAAGAATGACAGCTGAGTCTAAAGCATTTATTGGTTCAGCGACTATGGACATAGCCTCTCAGCTTATAGACAACGATCATAGATTGATGGATATAGATGAAGATGCATTAAGAGCTTACAAAGATTATAAAATGTATACTAGCAGTTTAGCTAATGGTATAGATTATGTTCACAAATCTGTTGAGTTAGAACAAATGCACAGAAGCTGGAAGATGTTAAAGTTAGCTGGTGTATTCTGCTTATGGGATCTACGTGATAGCATCAGTATACAAGACATAGAGGAAGCTATATACGTAACAGAAATGTTAGGTAAGTATTTAGCTTACTACGAAGAGTATGCTGCTAAGGAGCTCTATGAACTTATGGCTGATTACTTTAAACTGCATCCTGAGCATAAGTTAAGCCTACATGATTTAAAGAAAAGAGGTTTCATAACAGGAACATCTGGTCTTGAATCTAGAGTTAAAGAATTAGTAAAGATGGCAGACAGTTTAGCTGGCTCTGAAGGTATGGTTAAGTTTGAAAATGACTTAGTATCGTTCAAAGCATTTGAAGCTGTTGGAGATCACTTTGCTAGTTACGTTCAGGTATCTGGTAGTAAACAAGAAAGAGCTACTCAGTGCCATTCAGGGTTTGTTAATAAAGCTACTAGCTTTGGTAAGTTAAAAGCTATCCTAGAGAATGATACAGCTTATACACCGTTCAAGTTTATTGATGGTAAGCGTAAGAATGAGAACATTATATCTGGTGCAACGTGGATTGCACTAGATGTGGATGACAGTGACATTACTATAAACGAAATGCATGATATTCTGCAAGATTACAACCACCATATATCTAGTACGAGTAACTCAGATAATCCGTATAAGTTTAGAATTATACTTGAACTGAGTACTATCGTAGATATACCAGTTAGAGAATGGAAACAATTTATTGTTAACGTATCTGCTGAGTTAGGAATTGAGATGGATCCTGTGTCGTGTACGAAGTCACAGATCATGTTTGGATACAAAGGTAGTAAAGTATTAAGTACTTTAGACTCTGATCCATACGATGTGTCTGAGGCATTGAAAAAGGCTATGAATAGTGTAAGTGAAAGTTTCAATAAGGAAACTAAGCTAACACGAACTCAAATGAGTAAAGCTTTAGACAATCCGTTAGAAACTTTTAATTATGCGTTTAATGACGATGTAACTGCTAGATCACTAACACTGTTTAGAGTTTGGAAGCAAGCTAAAGATTTAGGTGCAACTGCAGATATGTGTGAGAAGCTTATGAATGACTTAAACTATGGTTTCTGGTCAGACGGAGTTGATGACAAACGTTTTGAATCTTATGTAAAGCAGATGAGAGAAAGCTATAAAGATGAAGGAGGCTTCAGCGAATAGTCGTGTCGCATCTGGACACAAGACATCAGTGTAAGTCGACAACAAAGGAGTCATATATGACAATATTAGGTTTATTAACAACGGCAGTAGCCATAGTTATAGTTGCTGTAAAAGCAGTAGTTAGCGGTTTCAGTATGAACAAGGTAGATAAAACTTCCAAGAAGATACAAAAAGCGATTGACTAATGGTAGGAGACGTATTAATAGCGGTTCTTATCGCTGCTTTTATAGTAGGCTTAGTACTTCCTAAAAGAAAGGAAGTAGCTAAAACCAAAAAGAAGATTGACAAAGCTTTGAAATAAGCTAGTCAACCTCAGGCGTTCCGACGGGACCGCTACCGCTGCTCCATAGTTTTGGAGTGGCACCTATACCTGTAGTATGATTTTTTAGTAGATCAGAACTTACAGTATTAGTTTCAAACATAGAAGATATATTATAATTGTTTGCTGACGATATATTTACATAAGTGTCAGGTCCAACTTTAGTCATTCCATGTTCCCTCATCCAACCATCAGACCCATTTTCAGGTAGCACATAGTATAAAGATTCTCTTGCAGCTATCATTCCAGCAAACATAGTCATAAGACCAGCTGAATTCTTATTAAGCGCATATCTTGTAATCTTAGGTATATTGTTAAAGTATTTCATGAATAGTACAACTTCATCTGCAAGTGACATCACATCAGTTAAGTTCTCTGCATAAGTAGGGAAGGCTAGCATAGTTTCTTCCATAGCTTGATCTGCAGATAACCCTTTACGTTTTTGATGTCTATAGAATGTAAGCTTTTGCTTTACTTCAGTTGAATCAAATAAAGAAGCTAAAGTATCCCCAGCTTTAGTACCTTCCATAAAGTTAGTAGACCTAATATCATTTTCTAGTCCTGTATTAGACATACCAGCTAGCACATCAATGAATTGGTTTTGGTTAACCTTACCATTAGTTCTTACAGCATCTCTCATCATTGTATCATGAGCACCTACCTTATACATAAACTCGTATATGTCAGGGTATTTAGATCTGGCTACTCTCATACCATCAGTTGACGCTATATTCATAAAGCTGCCTATGTCTTTCATAGACTTGTCATTCTCAGTTAAGATCTTAGCTAGTGGCATCTTAGTAGTAAACGCAACTGTAATGTTATTAGCTACAGTGTTATTGATGTATGATTTAAGTCTTGTAGTAAGCACTTTACTTTTAGCCATTCCTATAATACCTTGCATACTATTTACTATAGAAGCAGCATACTTATTAGTAACATCAATCCCCTTAGTACCGAATATATTGTGTGCATAACGTTTGTCTACAACATAATTAACACCGTTGTATCTAAATGTTCTTTCCCCTTTAGTAGCTTCAAATGAAGGTTTAATGATGCCTGCCCCTTTCATGCTAGCAACAAAATCATTGTTAGCTTTCTTACCAATACGGTTATGTATTAATGATCTGATGTTAGACATATATGCATCAGCAACGTTCATCGAATAAGCATTCTGATTATTAATCATATCTGAATTCTTTAATGTAATCTCATACTTGCCTTGGCCAATCTTATTAACATTGAAGTCTTTAGTGTATCCTATGAACTCATCTTCTTTATTAGCATGTCTATAAAATAGTTTGTCATCAGATACTTTAATGTCCCTTGTATTGATCTTCATACTGTTGGTATTAGAATCAGCTATAGCTAAACCTTCTTGCTTACCAAGTGATGCTTTAGCCTCATCTATGACAACCATAAAGTCTTTTCCTATTCTATGGACTATGTTATCTTCATTCACTTCAGCATTTGTAGGAACTATCTTCAAAGGTCTATTCTTAGCTGATGCTTTATTAGCTGGGTTAAAACCAAACTGTCTAGTACTAATACCCTCAGATTCAAGTTGTCTTGCAACCTTGCCCCATGAGCCAAGCATGTACTCAACTCCTTTAGGATTTTGTTGTATCATAGCACCGAGTTCATCTACATCAAGTTTACCATTTTCCATAGCAGCTTTAAGCCTTCTAGACATAACAGAACCGTCCATTTGACGTTGTAGTTTAGTCTGAACATCTAATGGAATATCATCTATAAGATTTCTTACATCTTCAGGTTTAAGTTTTAGATCAGATATTGCTTTGTTATTAGATATAGTAGTGACAAGACCGTCTATAAAATCCTTAGTATTAGTTGAAGAGAAGATAGCTCTTTTACCGTCTATCTGACTTATACCTTCTCTATAGAACTGCTCATCTGCAATGTGTTTAGCCTCCATGTGCATAAGTTTTTTGTCTTTGACATAAGCAGTTATCTCTTTCTTTAGCTTACCAACCTGATCAGCTTTGCTTTGTAATATACGGTTAAGTTCGTCTTCGACTTCTTTAATCTTAGTTAGGTGTTCATTTTTAACGTCTTGTTCAAGTCTACCGCCTTCACCCTCAGCGTCTATCTTATCTCTAAACTCGAGTGATTCAGAACTACCACTTGTAGTGATATCTGAAGTACCTTTACCACCACTATACTGTTTATTTTGGAATTCAATTACTCTTTTAAGTTCTTTAATACGCTTGTCATATTTAATGTCAAACGTTTCTTCCAGCTTAGCATTAAGTTTCGAGGATATAAATCTAGTTATAAGTTCATCGCCATTAGCTTCAAATCGTTTAGGGTCGAATGTCTTTTTAAAACTACTAGTGTCACTTCCTCTTAGAAAGTCTGCAATCTCTGATACTTTTACAATGTCAAGTAGTTGGTAACCTCCAGCATTAATGAACTCGCCCATAGATTCTAATTGTTTGTCTGACATATTGCCAGAGTTCTTTTCAAACTCAGATCTTATCTCAGCTTCCATTTGCTGCATACGTGCTTCTACAGCTTTAAGCTTATGAGAAGCTGCAATAGAAGTAAGGCGTTTAGAATCATAAGCAAACATACCATTAAGTGTTGGAGATTCCCCAACAAGATCATTAACAAAATCATCTACAGATTTAAACAATGTATTGTGCTTAGATAAAGTATCTTTAATCTTAGTAACAGAATCTTTACCTATATTAGATGCATATACTTCGGAGATACTTCTATTAGCCCACTTAGCAAAACCTGAGTGAGGATTGTTTAGAGTATTAACAACGTATGCTTCAAACTGTGCTGCATCTTTGTTGTCTAGTACTCTATCAGTTTGTACTTCAGATGATTTCATCTTCTTAACAAACATCTTAGGATTGCCTTCTAGCAGTCTTCTACGAACTGTGCTAGCCATAGCAGTTAGGTAACTTTCGTCTCTCGACAGTTTATTCTTACCTGTTGCATCAGCAAATTGGTGAGCAAGTTCGTGGAGAACAGTAAGCATATTACTAGCATTAAGCTCACCTCCATTATTGAGGTATATATTACCGCTTTCATCTATAAACCCACGTTTACCTTTAGCAATGTCAGATATACCTGGTATTGCATCAGTTGTATATATCTTTGTATCTTGTAAAAACCCAGATTCATTATTCATATACTTAGATGCATGCTTAGAAGGCTGGAATAATACCTGAGGTCCAACATCAGGCATTTCACCGGCAGTAGTAATAGTAGAGTCAACGAACTTCTTCTCTACATCTGTGTATTTAGGAGTACCTTCGAGAGTATCTTTATAATTACGTAATAGAACATCATTAACGTCATGAACTGATACACCAGATTTAGTAAGCTTATCTATATCATTACGTACAGTTACGGCTGCTCTGTCCACTAGCTGCTTAACCTTATCATCACCTATGGTTGCTCCGAACTTATCGTTAATTATATCTTTTATAGCGTTCTTATTAACCGTTATTTCCCCATCTTTAATCTGGAATAGGTTACTAGCTGCTCTACTAGAATACATATCTGTAGAAGTAATGTGTGTAAGACCATCATCAGTTGTTATTAGTGTACTTTTTACACTACCGTGTTTTGTAAGTCCTGCTAACATATCTGCTTCTGCTGCGTCTATCTTGTAACCATTATTTATATAGTTGGTATAAGCATCTATTTGTTTATTGAATGGGTCACTGCCCTGACGGGTGCTTAGCTCTTTAACATTATTATATACCATTACAAAGTCTTTATCAATAGCTGCTTTTGTATCGAGTGCGGCATAAGACTCTTTATAGGTAGTGCCTTTCTCAGAAGCTTTCTTTTTAATGTAAGATTCAACATCTGCAGCTTTTTCTGCACCGGTTTTAATTCTAGTACCTTCATCTCCAGTAATATGTTCAGCGTTATATTTTTCGCCTTCTTTCTTTTTACGGTTAATATATTTGTGTGCTTCATCTATACTTGTAGCATCATTGCCTGTAATACGTTTGTATTCTTCAAGCACATTTTTGGTATCTATAGTATCATTAGCATAGTGCTTCTTAACAGGTTCAAGAGCATCTTTAAGCTTGCTCTGAGTATCTCTAATCTCTGATAACTCATCACCGCGCATTTTTATCTCTTCCATCTTGTCTTTACGAGCTTTGATATCCCCATAGCCCATCTTGTCAAGGTCTTCTTTAGCAGTTTTAAGTTCAGCCTCTTTAGCTGTTATATGTCCATTAAGTGCGGAATGCATCTCTCGTATATCTTTTAAACTGTTTGTACTACCAATATCCTTACCTTTTTTACTCATAAATGATTTAATAGCCTTGTTAGCTTCATCCATAAGATTTGATACAGTACCATAAGTAATGTCAGGCTTTTTAACTTCAGCTTCTGCTTTAGCCTCTATAACAGCTTCATCGTCAACAGCTTTAGTAGTATTAGAGTTTTCTTTATAATTTTCAAAAGAGTCTTTAGCTGTTTTACGCAGCTGTTCACCAGCTATCTCATGTAATCTTTTTTTATACTCTTTATTGAATTGTTTTTTAGACAACTTACCATTAGAAAAATCGTCTTTTAAACTATTAAGTAGCTTATCATCATAAGCGGCTTCTTTAGCTGCCTTAACTGCTTCTTCTTTAAATTGGTTAAGCACTGCATCATCAGGCTTAGTTTTTCCGAAGTAGTCTTCTGCTAAATTACCATATCTATTAGAGTATAAAAGCTTATCTGATGGTGTATCTTTAAATATTTTATCTAAAGTTGATTCATTAGCTTTTATAAAGTTATCTTCTGTTTTGCTAAAAGCAGATGAATCGCTTGACCTTGTAAGCTTAGATTTAGGTTTGCGTGCACTAAAACCAGCAGTATCAATGATCTCTCTAGCGTACTCAAGTGCATTATTTTCATCTATCTTAACACCTTTATACTCTTCTTGAATCTTCATCATCATGTCATCAATAGAATCTTTATCTGATGATATACTTTCAAGATGTTCTCTAATAGCTTTGTATGGTTTAGAATCTTTGCTAAGGTCTAAAGGTCTTCCTTCGTCCATAGCAGTGTATAGGGATTCAACTTCAGGGCTTTCATCCATAAACTTTAAGTTCTGGTTTTTAAGATCTTTAATATCTGGTTGTGTTTCAGAAGGTTTCTTCTTTCCTTTAGCACCACCATTTAAACTGTTAACTATATAGTCTAGATCGGAATCACTGGCTTGTCCAGTTCGTTTAGCCTCTTCAAATGATATATATTCATCAGTTCTAGCATCTCTTACTTCTATATCTTTAGGATTGAAAGTAGCTATACCATGTTTATTCTTTTTAATAGGAACTCTAGTAGCTTCTAAGTCCAGCCAGTCAACACCATTATCATCAGTATATTGCTTACCTTGATTAGCATCAATCTTTCTAGTAACATATTCAGAATCGAATCTAAGATCTTTACCTTTGTCTATAACTTCTCTAGCACCAGATAAAGCTTCAGTTTCGTCAACAGCAGCCTTTGCAACTTTACGGTTAGCAAATTTTGCCATTGGATAACCAAAAGCTAAACCACCACCAAGGTTCATAGCAGCAGAAGCATAAGGATTAAAACTTTCACCGTTATCTTCTACCTGAGAACGTATAGCATCGTAACCAATACCCATAGGAGTAGCTACAGTTTCTTGTGCTAAGTTTTCACCAAACACAGTTTTAGGTGAATCAAATGAAAGTTTCTTATTAGCAGTTTCTAGAGCATTAATTCTTGCTCCATTATTAATTGGTAGGGAAGCTTCCATAGGCCCGTAAGCCATACCAGATAATCTATCCATAGCTGTTAAGTTCTCTTGAATAGCTTTTCTATTACCGATACTCTTAGCGATACTACCAGCACCCCGAACGGCCCTAGAACCTATCTTAGCAGCAGCTCCCCAAGCTGGGAGTAGTGTAGCAGCCTCACCAACGAATTGTCCTGTGCCACCCATTAAACCTGTATTATAATTAGTATTCTTTTCTTGCATGCCTTGTATACGTTGATCTTGTAATGATTTATCTCTCTGAAAAGCAGCAGGTAATACTAAAGAATCTTCAGTACCTTTTTGAACACCTTGCCAGAAACCTCTACCGCCTTGCTGAGTTTGGACTTGTCCTACGTCCCACCAATTAGTATCTTCATTACCGCCTGCCTCATAAGAATCAAGCATACCACTAGTATCTTTTAGTTGTATATCTTCTATATCTGGTAATTCTATATCCATAATGTATCCTTATTATTCTCTTATATAGTTATCACGTAGTTGTTTCCACGGTCTTGTAAAACCACCAACTAAACCTCTATCGGTAGCAAGCTTTCTATGACCTTGCTTATCATTAATATTATCAGCAAACCACTTATAAGTTCTTAAATAATTCTCACGCTCTGTGTCAGAATTTTGATCGTCATTCGACTTTCTCCACAACTCATTCATATACGTATTGTATATATTATCTTTTTTGCTTGGAGAAGCAGCTGCTTTTAACAGCGACGAGAACTTAGCTTTTATGTCAGCTGAATCTTTTCCTACTAAGAAGACATCATTCCCAACTTCGTAAGCTGTCTTACCGTCTCTACGATTCTTCTCTATAGTCATATTATCTAAATCTTTTATAATAGAGTCTAAACCTCCACCAAAAGTATTACTGTCTAAAGCTGATATAGTGTCATCACCAACTACAGATCTTATAGTAGCCTTGCCATCATCAAACGTACTATGAGGTACTAACTGATTGTTCTGACGTTTAATCTCTTTATCATTAAATATCTTTTTAGTGTTAAAGTCTCGTTCAGCTCTAGCTGCTTGTTGCATATATTCATTGGCTTTATTTTCGGAGGCAATTGCCATTTGCTTGAATTGTGGATTACCAGTTTTAGCGAATAACACTTTAGCTTTCTCGGCATTCTGTAATTCTTGTTGAGATGTATTCTTTAACTTTTCTATATTGCTAGCAGTTTTAGTAGACTCAAAGTTGTTAACATCAGTTGTATCGTTCAATACCTTATACTGTGCAGATGTATCTTGCATAGGTGTGAAAGACCCAGTATTAGCATTTAGCTGAAGTAAGTCATCTTGTTTCTGCTGAACGCCACTTTGTATGTCTTGCACTTTTTGTTTGTACTCTTGAGGAACTTGTTTTAAACGATCTATCATAGTCTGAGTCTGTGCTATAGCAGCGTCTTTCTGCTGCTGAGGCATAGAGCTGTTATTTATATCAGAAATACGTTTAGTTAGTATATCCATAGATTTAGCAATTCCTTCTTCCGTAGGAGCTGTGAGCGCATCTATTTTGCGTTGTCCATCATCTGCTGGGAAATTATTACCATACATAGATTTTATATCTTTGTTAGGACTAACCTCTGCATTTACATCGTAAGGATTGTCTATAGCATTCGGTTGCTGAGGTTGTGTACCAGGCTGTTGCGCAGTATTTGCATTTTGTGTAGTAACAGTCTGATTATTAGTAGAAGGTTGCTGCGTATTTTGGTTGTTTGCAGTTGGCTGTTGAACAGGTTGTTGCTGATAGTTAGGGTTAGCAGGCACATTTGTATTTATTGGGTTAACTAACTGTTGTGATGGTGAACCTTGATTACCACTGAAATATCCTAGCCTAGCTAATTGGCTAGCTGCTTGTGCTCTCTCGTTAGAGAATAAGTCTCCTACTGAGGGGGAGAATACAGGAGCTCTGTATTTACCAGCCGCGGTAAGATTATTATCGGCTTGTGATAAAGCATTTTGTGTAAGCAAAGCTGAGGAATCAGTAACCCCATAACCTTTAGCATTATTTACAAAAGTACTGTGATCTGTTACATCACCATTAGGTATTTTAGAATACCCAGCGTTCTTAGCAGTAGTGCCAGAACCACCACCAGATAATTTACCAGTATTCATGAATAGTTTAGCTATATTGCTAGTATTAATTTTATCATACGCTAGTGATTGATTACCTTTCTGTAATTGTGCCATAGCGTTAGGATCAAGTCTTAAACCTTCAACATTGAGCTTAGGAAGCATAGTATCCATATTATACATATTTGTTTGTTGCACCATAGGTGCTATACGTTCTAACGCGTTAGCTTGAGCAAGCTTCTGTATACTTCCACCAATATCTCTTTTACCAAAATTACTAGCAGCCATATTAGCTGCTACTAAACCTCCAGAGAAGGGGTTATTTATTTCTAGTCCCATAGTATGTCCTTATTAAGCGAAAGCTTTCTGAGTTCCATTAATGAAATTCTGCTTGTTAGTTTTGTTAAAGTTGAATGCTTCTTTCTGATTAGCGATCTGATCTTTTGCTAAACCTAGATTCTGATAATCCATATACATACCACCGAGATTTTTTGCTATATCCATACCAGCTGATGCCTGTTCTAGACTTGGCATACTCATGCCACCGAATGCACTAGCATCTTGTTGAGGAGCAGCTGTACCAAATGCACCAGGAGCTTGCTTAGAAAAATCCATAGCACCAAATTGTTGCATAGCTTGAGGGCTATTCTCTAGATAACTTGTAAAAGCTTGTGGATTGTTTTGGAACATCTGTGATGTTGCTCCGACTGTTGGGTTGTTCATTGCTGATTGAAATGCTTGTTTGTAATCGTATGCCATTGTATGTCCTTTATTTTTAAGCTAAAGGGAGAGATCCGTCGATCTCTCTATTAACTTATTGTTCTCTAACGAAGTAGTCAGAAACTCTTCTACTAGTGTGTAGACCCATCTTCCCTGTAGCTGGATCAATTCTATTCTCATCATAGTAATGCTCTAAACTATAGCAACTGTTCTGAATGAACTTAGCAAACTGCTCAGGTAAATTAACAGGTTTGTTCATCTCTATACGAGCAGCAAAATGATTGTTTGCGAACGTCTCGTCTAACACAGTTGTATCTCTAGCCTCGATAACGTATGTTTTCCATTCTCCAAGAACCGGATGGTTTCTTTTACCATTCTCAACTACGTCTACTTCGGCAGGTGCAACTAAGTCGCCTTCAGTGTCCCAAGTACAACGTACAATTTTGGTTTTGTTAATCATACGTTCTATGATATCTTCGTTCTTACCTTTAAGATCGTGTATCTTAAGTTTTTTTGCCAGTCTATTTAGATCTGGTCTTTTAAACTCACCTAATTCTTCATACGAATATACGGCTGATTTCATGTCATCCATTTGGATCTCCATTCGGTTCGGCTTACACTCTAGGGATGCGCTATGAAATTATAACTTATTATTTATGTATAACGATATCTGCTATACCATCTCCATTATTATCATAGATAACTGTGTCAGGTAAACCACCACCGCCCAAATCTAACTCGTCCCATAAGTACTCCTTAAACGTGCCATCCTAAGATGGCACTATAAAGATTACTTACCCATCAACTTTTTCATTGCTGAGTGTTTCTTTTGCATCTTTTTTGGCATTGCCTTTTTTTCGTTTGACTTGCTTTTCATATTGTTTCTCCTTTGGGCGAGGGGTTGCCTCGCCAAATCTTGTAAAGAGTTTCATGGTTACTAGTTAGTACCAGTTCCGTTAGAACCAGAAGGGTTAGACTGACCAGCAGACATATCAGATAGTGCAGTGATAGTATCAGAACCATCAATGACTGTGTTGTTCTCGTAATCACGTTTAACATCATTAAGACTTGTACCTTCGATACGTACCATATAAGTGTTGTTAAGGATCTTAGATCCAGCCATACACTTCCAACCGATAGTACCACGTTGGTTAAGTGGATCAGCAGCACCAGCAGAACCTAATGGTTTGATGATTGTTTGAATTCCACCTTTACCTTGTACAGATACAGTTGCATAAGCATCTTTACCAAATACGATGTCAAGGTAAACGTCTTTAGCAAGTGTATCGTCAAGAGCACCTTCATCAGTCTCTTCGAAACGGATGTCTCCCATACGGCCTACTTCATACTCGCCTGCAGCTGCCTGGTTAGGATACTGTTCGATTGAAAGGAAGTTAGGGTAGAAAAGTGTACCATCAGCATTACGTGCATAACGTAAGTCATCAGTACGGTTTGGGTCGATAAGGCATGGATAAGCTGAACGTGCACCAGCAGTACTAATATTCTTACCAGCTCCTAGCATAGCTACCGACTTCTTAGCTTTAGCTTTACGTAAACGTAGTGCGGCTTTAGCATAGTCAGCTTCAGTTGGTAGACCGGCATTAGGTGTAACTGTAGCAGCAGTAACGATAGCAGCTCTATCAGCAGCTCCGTTTGCGAATACAACGTTTGTACCACCAACGATACCATCACGGTAGATAACATCTAAAGTAGTAGCAGCTTGAACATCTTGAAGATCTAAGAACTCTGTCTTGATGTTCATAACATCAAATAAGTCTAGTTGATCTGTGTACTCCATATAGTCACCGAACTGCTCAACTCTCATCTGTACTTTTTCACGAACAGCAGTTGATCCGCCTGGTGTGATACCTTCAGTAATTGGTGTAGTAGCTTTCGCTAAGTTCTTCCAACGGTATACGAATGTTTGTCTAGCACCTGTTCCAGATGGTACGAAACGCTTCTGTGCATACTTATCCCACTGTGTATTATTTGGTACAGTAGTAAGTCTGATTTTGTCATAAACTTCAATTAGTTGTGGAGTTAATTGAGTTCCGCCTGTAATTCCTGATTGGTGCGTCATTGCCGCAGTAGCTGTAAAGCCCATAATATTTCCTTATTGAGGTCGTTCAAGACCACTGATGATGTCGTTAAAGTTTTCCAAAAACTCATCATTACTCATGTCACTAATAGCTCCATAAGTTTTAGAAGGAGCAGAGCTTCTACCTCTCGGTGATGCAGCTCTTACCCTTTCCCCTCTTGTTATTGTACGTCTAGGCTCTGTAGCAGGTGTTTTAGTTCCTATTAACATTTCCTTTGCTTGGATATAAGCAGAGTTAAACTCAGCCCCATTAACACGAACATCATAATATGCCCGTTCCATAGCATCATTAAAGATACCTGATTGGATATCAGCTTGCACAGCTCTAAGTGCATTAGCATCGCTAGTTACTTGTTGCTGAACTGAGTCGGGCATTTTAGGAAGCCATGTCTGGAATTGCTTCGTGTGTTCTTCATTACTTAATATCTCACTAGCTATAGCATCAACCATAGGATCTGGTTCTTGTGCTATATTGATAGGCTCAGGCACATAGCTATGTTCTTCAGTTATATCGTAAACGTTTATACCAGCGTTCTTAGCTAATGCACTGTAAGCATCTTTGTTACCACTCTTAATATCATTGAGCATCTGCACATCTTCCATAGATATGTTATGTTCTTCTGCATATTTAATAAATGATCTATGCTTAGCCAACTCAGTTGTTTTTCCACCGTAGTTTAATCCCATCTGAGCTAGCTGTCTTAGCTTTGCTTCATCAGTAATAGTGAGTTCTATATCACCATCTTTGATTGCAAATCCTTTACCTATACTAAAATCAGATGTAGTATCTTCTTCAGTTTTCGTGTCGATATTTTTCTGCTCTTCATTACTATCTTCAGCCGGTTCTACTTCTTCACGTAGACCATCTGCAATAGCAGCAAAATCTTCATCAGTCTCTGCTGAGTCTAAAGCTTCATCAAAAGTTTCAACGCTTTCCGATCCAGTTTCAGCTACTTCGTCTTCGACAAGTGGTAGCTCTACTTCTGAGTCTTCTGTGTGGTCAATGCTCATTATTTATCCTTTAAAGATTTAAGGTAAGTATCATATTCCATTTCAACATGATCTTTCATAGTTCTCATACCATCTATGTAATTACGTAGACCTGATATAAAGTTCATCTGGTTGATTATAGCATCCTTACGTTCAGCTTTAATACCATTAAAATTAAAGACTAAAGTCTTACCTAAGTCTTCTCCTATATCCATTATATCAGATTCGAATACTTTGAAATTGTCGCTATCAAATAGTGTAACCATGTCGTTATACTTTTTAACAGCAGCTTCTAGTTCTTCTACTTCGTTCATTTACTTTCCTTGTTTATCAGTTGGTTTGGGTGTTGCAGCAGCCATAGCTTTTTTATTAGCTATATCAGCTTTTGTCTTTTCCCTAGTAAGCATTATATCATTATCTGTCTTTTTAGTCGTTAAGAGCATATCTAATCCAGCTTTCTCATTAGATATTTGCATGTCTTGTTCTGCTTTTGTAGCATCAAGTTCTAATGACTGTTGTGCTTCCATCATATTGATCTGCATCTCTTGTTGCTTGCCTTGCATCTCTATCTGTTTAGCAGCCATTTCACCTTCCATATCAGCTCCAACTACTTGTGCTTCACTCATAGTCTTTTGCGCATCTGCTTGTAACTTCTGCACTTCAGCTTGTAGTTTAGCTAGCTCTAATTGCATCTGTTGTTGTTGCATAGGATCTGGTTGAGGAGGTTGCTGATTACGTACCATCTCTGCAATAGCTGGTTCATCGAATAGATCGAAGTACTTACCAAGTATCATATTACCTGCTTCAAACTGTGCACCTTCCCCAATGTACTGCATATTCTGTAGCATAAGGTTATACTGACCAATCTTAGTTTGTTTCATGGCATCAGTGATTAGCTCTAACTTGATATCGAAGTCTTTACCTAGTTTACCTTGTGGTTTTTCCATACCAGTTATTCTCATCCAGTCTTCATCATCAATAAACTCAATTGAGTAAGTTAACTGTCTTCGTAATGACTTGCGCAAAAGGTTAGATATATTACGTACTGTATCTAGCATTCTACGTTGACTCATACTTGTGAGAGTACTAACTCCAGTTGCAGTCTGACTTACAGCTCCAGCATCTAGCCCTTGATTCAAACGAGTAATACCAGTGATACCTTCGTTTTGTGATTCAACCATCTCGTACATATTAAACATACTTTGTGGCATCTGATTGTATGAACCATCTTGTATAACTTCAGCCGGATTCTGGTTAGTATAAATATGCTTTTCGCCTTGAATCATTCTTCTGAAGTTCATTTGATCCATACCACCTTTCATAATAAACTTCTGCCCATTATTAGCTAGTGCAGAGTTATCAATCATACCTCGCATAAAAGCTGTATGTATCTTCTGCCCATCATCCATAGCATCTGCTAAAGCTTTACCCCATAATGAGAAAGTCTCTTCTATATAGACTGCTCTCTCGAATGGTATCTCTTTACCAGGCATTGGATTTTCTTCTTCACGAATGATAGTCTCAGTTTGTTTATCCCATACTATGAGTACAGGTTCTTTAATACCATCACCTTTAAGATCATAAAATCCCCAGTATTCCATAACAGTTATCTTAGCTCTTGCAGAATCTCCGAGAGTTCGGTAATTAACATTTCTACCAAACTCAATAGCTTCAGTATCTCTTAGAGTGCCTAGTGAAGTATCTAGTAGAGTTGTTTGGCGTTTAGTTTCTAGTTGGTCTAAATTCTTATACACACCAGCTGATTTAAGATCACTCATATCAGTATCATATTGGTGTATGATAAACTGCATGTCATCATCGCACTCAGCTGTAGGATCAGTAAAAATATGCTCATTACGGCATAGTCTTAGTACAGGTTCGTTCTTAGTCTCTTCAACTTGAATCACTTCTATATCAAGCATATCACCATTATCAGAGATAACTTCATATTCATCTTGGATCATTGAAAGTGCTTCACGAGGTACAGTCATTGGAGTTCTGTATTCCTCATCTTCATACTTCCATTCATTCTTAACCCAGCATGTACCTTCTTTAGCTAAGACATCTGCTAACTTATTCATAAAGCTTCTACGATCTTGTTGAGTACAGAACTGATAGTTAAGTAACTTCTCGCTAGACATAGATGAAGCCTCACCCATAGCAGTATATGGTAATGCATCTATTATCTTAGGACTACCAATAAATGGTTCTGTTAGGTTTGGTTTTAATGCTTCAATAGTTTTATACACATCTCGTACAACTACTTTACTTCTAGCATCTTGTTCATTACCATACAGTTTACCGTTATATACATCTAACCATTTAGCAATACTTCTATTTATAGGTTCTTTAGCTGACTTAGCATACTTATAGTTGTCAAGCAACTCTTTCTTCATAGCTGCTTGTCGTTCTGATTTAGAGAGTTTTTCTTCTTCCATAATTAATCCTTATCTGAAATTATATCTAACTGTTAACACCAGCGTACCATGAGTTAAAGTTTTTATCACCTAATAATAAACTATCCATAGTAACAGATGTGTTAGTGATAGCATCGTATGAAGCTACTCTATCTAACTCTATTTGTAGTATTAAACTACCGTCTTTGAATACGCTACTGCTAAGTGAGTCTTCCCACTCTTTCTGCTCTTTAGTAAGTGCAGCTTGTTCTTTATTGAGATCTTCCATCTCTTTATCAACCATATAGTCATTAATCTTCTTGACTATTTTTATAGCATCACCTATATAATTAACAACTTCCATTACAGTTGGATTACTTGTGAATACTGAGGTAACTGATTCTACAGCTTTATCAATAGCATAGTCTAATACATCACCAATAGTTACTTCACTAACTGCTTGATCTAATAAATCGCCAGTTAGTTGTTCAGCAGTAGCTCTACCTGCTTGAGCTATACCTTCTCTAATACTATTGTATATGCTAAGAACACCAGTAACAGCTGCGACATATCCAAGCACCTGAGCAACCGCACCAATTACTTTAACTAATCCATTTGTAGATAACCCTCCAACGGCTGATAACAAGGCTCCACCGACGCTTAAAGATATACTTGTTGCACCAGCGAAAGTAGCAATCCAACCAAACGTTACAGGAGCACCTGCACCTGCAGTGAATATACCAATAGCAACTGATACTATAATAGTAAGTAAAAATAACACTACTTCCCACCATTCTTTCTTTTCAACTGTATAGTCTGTATCTAACTGCGATGATAAGAACTTGACAAAGTCTCTTTTCTTTATACCAGCTAAACCATCAACTTTTATGTATGATGTATAACCCATACTTTGCTCATCTAATACTTTAAGATATATCTGATCTTCTATGTACGGATCAGTTCTACCTTCCGTACCAGTACCAACCATAAGCTTATACATAATCTTTTTAAAGTTATTATCTATCATTGAAGTTGTTTGTGCTTCTTTAAATCTATCATTAGCAACAGGATTAAATCCAAGTATAGATACATCTTGATGATAGTTTTTATACCATTCTAACATCTCTTTAACTATATTGGAAGTAGGGGCACAGCCTTTAAACGTATAGTTATAAGAATATCTATACCTTAATACTTCACCACCACTACCATTAGCAGTTGTTATCTTCTCATCATATAACACTTTATTACCATCTACATCAACTTCAGGATCAAACACACTTTCATCACCAAGCAATGCAAATATAGAAAACCTTGATTCACTACCTTCAGCTGCACCTACACTTAGTTTACGATCAGTTTGTCTAAAACCAGTTGTACCTATAACTCCATCACCATCATAGTTCTGAAAAGGCATAGAATCTTTAGAATAGTTTATATGCCGTGTATTAACAAGATGGTACCAAGGATTAGCTTCTATTATAGATCTGATGTCATTAGTATTTAAAGGGCCAGTTACTATTTGTCCGCCATCTGCATGCCATTCAAGCACATGCTCATTAACATATCTTTGAGTACCACCACCGTACGATACAGTAGCTTTAAACTCATCGTTGACTTTAAACGATGCATTAATAGCATCAGAGATTTCTTGAGCCGTAGGGGCTCTTAAAGTAGCTGTAGCAATACCTTTATTAAATGTGTAAGGTAAATCACCGTTCCACTGATAGCCATCTTTAAACTCGAAGTATATTGTTTCTATTTCTTTATCAACATCTTGGGCAATCCATTCTTCCCAATCAGTTCCTATAGACTTTATAAACTTCTTAACAACTGTATCTGAGATAAACCCATTATGATATACAAGCCTTTTAGGCTTATACACTTCTATACCGTTGATAGTTTCAGTACCCCAGAAATCTTTAAATATATTGTAAGCAGCCATAGCCTGATTGAGTCTAGCCCTAGGTACTAAGGATGCATCACGATACAGGAAAGACATTACGGGGTATCTGTCGATGTATGTGAGGTATTGAGGAAATCAATTGATTCTCTCCATCTAGCAACGTCTTGCTCGTTAGTAGCACTAAGTTGTTCTGATGACAGCAACTGTCCGATCATAGTAGCGGCAGAGTTAGCAGCATGATTTCTCTTACTATCTTCATAAGCTATACGTTGTCGTTCTGCATTGATAGTCTGTTGATTAGTATAACCACCAGTAATTGGATCTATCGGTCCACTTAAACCTTTAGTCATATTATCAGCTGTATCTATCCCAACCCGTACAACACCACTCTTACGATATGAATCTGAGTAGATCTGGTATGTAGCACCTTCAACTTGTTTAGTCTGGTGATATTTAAGGCCTTCGTCTTGTATATCTGTAGGTGTACAACCATCTGCTTCGTAACCTGTAGGTTTACCATTCTCTCTATAAGTACCAGATATAGTAGCTGTGATATTAGCACATACTAACTGAGTTTGTTTTTGCACAAGGCATATCTCTTCTTCAGCTTTAAGTGAGTTAGTCATAGCTAATGTTGTATCAGCTTTTAACTTAGCTAGTGCATATACACCATCTCTTTCTTCCTTAGCCCATAGAACAGCTGTCTGCATAGCAGTAGCACTTAACTGCATAGTTATAGACGCTATATGTTCTGAGATAAGCTTAGCCTTCTCTATCTCTGTAAGTTGTAGTTCTTCGAACACTACTTTGAAAGTATCTTTAGCCCTTACATATAAACTATCTTCGCTAACGGTATCTCTCATTAGCTGTATATATTTATCACTTATTGATAACTCACCTTTCTCACTTTGGAATGGTGGTATTGATGTATTACATGAACTCATATTATTTCCTTTTAATTTATATGTTTCTAATCTCTGCCAATGCTAATGACGATTCGATAATTGAATTAACAGTGCCCATACCCATAAACAATGGATCACTCCCGGTGCCAGAGATTACACTGTTTTCTCTAAATACTCCTATAGACACAAAAGACTGTGAATAAAATGTTGTAAAGGAGTAACAAAACTTAAATCCATTTGCAGTAAAATAATAGATATTGTAAGGGTCACCGCCAAAAGAACTTTTAGATAATGAAATACTACCAAACTTCACATTGAAAGTATGAGAACTTGCTGATCCAGATGCAAAACTAGTTAAATGTATATAGCCATCGGCCGACTTATAAACACCACCACCAGAGTCGTAAGTGAAAGGGTCACCACCAGATATCGAAATTCTAGTATTGTTTGATACAGCTCTATTAATCGAACTACTTGTACTGGCATACGCATGCAAAGGGCCTACCCTTGTACTAGCGTATGTAGCTGTATTTTTACCAGCATCGTTAAGAAGTTTAAGATCCCTAAAAAGCACAGTAGATGCTTCAATAGTTGTACCTTGTATATGCCCACCTCTAATATAAGCACCATATATAGTTGGGTCAGTACTAGTACCAGCAGCATTAGTTTTAAGTCTGAATCCGTCTCCACCTATCGTCGAGAAATCACCACTGCTTAAACTACCATTTACCCATATACTATCACCCATGAATCTATCTGCATTGATAGTACCAGTAGTTATATGTCTACCATCTATGGTAGTTGTATTAGTTGTACCATTAATAGTGCCAATTACTAAGTCTTTACTTGCTGGAATAGGAACCCAAACTTTAGCAGAACTATATCTATGTATTATGTTATCTTCACTACTAATCCATATATCTCCTACACCTAAAGCTTTTACACCGTTAGAATCTTCTGGAGCATCTACATCTGCAGGCGGAGTATTTATACTCTTATAATAAGTATTTACTTTACCATCTGCAGATATACCACTCTTAAGAGCTAACTGGTAAGCTTCATCAGCTTTGCTATTAGCTATTGCAAAGAAACCATAACCTTGAGCATCAGTATCTTCATTAGGAGTTTCTACTTTAGCAAATCTGTAATCTGTAATATACTCTTTTACTGTACCTCCATTTCCATCATCTACTTCCCTATAGTGAACTACTGTATCACCAGAATGCTGAGGTCTGAGGTCACTTGATGCTATCCAATCACTATACGGTTTCTTAGTAGGATCAGGCTTAGAAGTCGTGCTGTCTATGGTTGGGCTATTAAGTGAAAAGAATGTCTCCACAACACCATCTACCTGACTCTCTAAATTAGTTATCTGTACTTGTTGAGTGTCGACTCTACCATTGACAAGATCTACATCTTGACCTACTCTATATATATCAGCTTCATTACTATTACCTAACGTTAGTGCATCATTAGCAATAGCATTAGTCGTAGCAATTTGGTTATTAGCTTCTACAATATCAATAGCATTAGCTGAAGCGTAGTATTGAGCTTGCTGAGCTAGCTGATCGTCTGTCCAGCCTGCGTCATTGTTTAGCTCAGAAGTATTTACACTTCCAAATGTAACAGCTCCAGTAAACTTTATCTTACTTGTAGTTGTATCAATTTCGAAAGGTACAGCTCCACTAGAAGCACCATTAGATATCTGGAATTTATCTGCAAAGATTCTAAATGCACTACCAGGATCATTAGGATCGTTTGTAGCAGTAGCTCTAAATCCAGATATGTTTCCATCAGCATTTACAACAAGAGAACTCTTAGCCGTAGCAACACCATCTACATCTACAGTAGCTTCATCAAGTCTTCTAACACTTGCAGAGATACTCTTGTCTTGAACTTCTGTCCATTTTAATGGAGAACCTTGATATCTATACATCTTATTATTATCATCTGAATCTAGCCATAGGTCACCTTCCCCCATTGTAGGATCAGTAACCTGGTCTGGTGGAAAGGCTTGGTAATAAGTGTTGATTTTACCATCAGCTGTAGCTTGAGCGTTAGCTGCATCTTGTAATGCTTTGTTAGCAGTATCGTCAGTCCTTAGCAACCACTTATATGAGTTATTAGCTGAATCATTTACAAATGTCCATGAACCGATAAGATCTTCATTACCAGTTACAGGATTAGTCTCAGTCTTTACAAATGTGTCACCTGTATGTATATCAACAGTTCCAGCGGCTAACCATAGTGAGTAAGGTTCAGCTGCTGGTATTATGTCGCCATTGCTATCTACTACATCTTGATGACCAAACCAAGTTTCAACTTTACCATCTACTTGTTTTTCTAGAACATCTATATCACCAACTATAAGTGCAAGTTGTTTTTGTTGACTTTCTAAACTAGCTGTTAATGTTGAAGCGCTCTTAGCAGCGGAGTAAGCTACATTAGATACAGTAGATACTTTGCTATCAAACCAAGCACCACCTGCACCATTCTGCCAAGCACCAATAGTAGCACTAGAGATTGCGGATGCTTCATCTCCAGTTACTTTAACTATATCAAGATGCTGTATGCCTGCAGTGTTCTGGTCATTGGATACTTTAATTACATTAAGATCATATGCTAATCTATTATCTGCATCTTTGAGATAACCTATCTCTTTAGTAATACCATCTTCAAAGTTAACAAATCTATTATCAAGATCTTGTACATCACCAGCTAATGGGCCATTGTTTATTAAGCCATTGATTTGATCTTCAAACCAAGGTTCTAGTGAAGAGGCCTTTTTGATAGTATATACATCATCTCCGACAAGAGTATAGTTTCTAGGGTGTACAGTAACTTCTCCTAATATAGAAGGTAAGTTAACTGTTAGAGTATTCTGTTTTATTGAGATAGTATCATTCGGCAATACTTCAACAGTATCAACAGATGTATCTACTTCTATGGAGCAGTCTGACATGAGGCAACCTCTTGCACATAGATAGGTACTACAGCTGATCTAATACCAGTAGTAAGTGTAAATTCAAATACACCTATATAGTTTTGCATGCTTGGCAGTCTATCTTCTCTGAATCCTAATCTTTCAATAAGAGTTGAAGTCTCAGCTGCTGTTAAAGATATATTGAATACCCCATTCTGAGCATCTACTATAGTCATAGGTTTAGGAGCCATAACACAAGCTTTGTCCATACCGATAGAGTTTATCTGCATAGTACCAGTATCAGTAGAATCTAATGCTACGCCAGTAAGCCCATCACTAACAGTTATGTTTGCAGAGTATGGTAACCCTGCCAATATTTCAAACTTCATATTTATTCCTTAATTGTATTATACAGAGATCCATGACACAACACCATTAGACACATTCAGTTTGTAATTACCATCTGCTGTAGGAGCTTCTGGTAATAGCATATCTTTTGTAGCAATACTCTTATCGTTAAGAGCTACATAACCAGCATCCATTTCAACGCTACCGTCTTTCTTTAGATCACCATACTTTAAATCACCTTCTACTTCAGAAATATAATTCTTAGTTTGTAATGTGTAGTCTAAACCTCTAGGAGTAACGAGTGAATCATTATTAGTATAATCGTTTAGCTGAAGATCCTCCGATATAGGCAACTCAATTCTAGTAACTTTGCCAGTCGGGTCTAGAGTAGCTATACCTGATGGAGAGCCTTCATCTACTTTGTCACTCTTTAAGGACAGAACAGTATTAACTCTATCCTTTTCAGAGGTATTATAATTATCTATTTCTGTCTTATCGTATATGATTAGACTAAAATCTTTCGCAGTTGCATTTGGGTCTATTGGCATTATATATCCTTTTATTTTATTTTATTTAGGCTGGAATTCAACATGAACGTGGTCTGATTCTATAACTACATCATATTGCTCGTTGAGCTTATCCCTAAGCACCTTAGCCATTAACTCAACATCACCTTCTTTAAAGTCTCTAGTCCGTAAGTCTATAGCATTTCCAACATAATGTAAAGAGTTCTTGCCATGAGTTCCACCTGAACCCTCTGTCATAACACATTCGACATTAAACTTCTTATACACATCATTAGCTATCATAAATGCTAAGAGTATCTCACTCCTTAATCCAAAGATAGAACTCCCTTTCTTTAGTTTCATTTTGTTACTCCATTTATCTTCTCTATACCCCTGCTTCCGAAGTAAGCTATAACCATAATCTCTACTAAGGACTCTATAGAATCAACATGAGGATTATCTAATGCAATGAATATAAAGTACATTACCAATGATACTAATAATGATAGTGGTCTTATATACTTAGCTACTGAATTACTATCACTTACCCATCTAGTTGTGACATTGTCATCCAGCTTCTTTTGTATCTCTGCTAGAGCTATCTTAGCCTTTGGAGGTATCTCGCCAGTAAAAGCACTAGCTACATCAGTAACCAAGTTACCTACACCATCAGATACATCCTTAACTTCTTCACCTATACCAAACAAACCCATCATCTACCTCCTTTATGTATGTTTACACACTTCTCATTAAGTACATTTATCTCACCCTTAAGCTTCTCAACTCTAACCTTTATATAAGTTAAATCCTTACCTATCTTCTCATTAACTAGCTTCTCATCATGTAATTGTATCCATAAGTATCCAAACAAGAATGTAGCTACTCCCATACCCATACTAAATCTTTTAAATGATATCTTATCCATATCATTTTTAGTGCCTGTAAGCTTATTATAGCATCCTTCTATATCGTCTGTATGATATACTTCTACAGCTTTCTCTAGTATTCTATGAGACTCTGCTACACCTTGTATATCTGTCTTTAGTATATCTAGCTTCATTTCATATAATGCTAACTTAGATACTGTATTACTCATTATATTTAAACTATCTGCTACTTCACCCATCTTCTCTGCTAGTGACTCAATAGTTGATTCCATCTTAAGCACTGACATTTCTAATGCATCTACTCTATCTATACTCATCTGATAACCTTACCCTTAGTCATATCTAATATGTTATCTTTCTCTGCATCACAGCTACACTTATATTCAAACTTAGCGCTACAGTTAGATGTTTTCTCTATTCCATAAGTTGAACTACAACCTTCAAGGATAATAGATACTCCTACGAAGATTAATAAAGCAACTATAAAGATTAAAACATCTTCCATATCTGTATAGAAATTTTGCTTATCCATCTAGTCTCATCCATATTGCTGTTTGTGCTTCACCTGACTTTCTCTGAGCTTCAATCAACTGTGCCTTAGTCAAGCTAACTGCCTCATTATCTGCACTCATCCACAGCGTAACTTCTGTATCATCCATCACTGAACTTGCATTATTCATTCTACCCTGTGCTAACTCATCACCATCTAGTCTTGTTCCATCAGCTAACACCACTATGATTGCATCTACTTTAGCCTGTCTCATAGTCTTGTAGTATGTTCTATATTCACTATCACTAGCCTTGAAGCCTGCTATATCATGAGCTGTATCATAATCTGGACAAGTCCAACCATCCAGCCATTGGTCAAACGTAAACGTACACCCTTCTGGCTCATAAGATTCTGGAACAACAGGCTCATTACCTATCTGGTTACCTTCTTCAGAATATATCGGCTCGCCACCGCTCTCTGGTACATATGTACAGTAATTATACTCAATAACTACTCTTTTATAACCATATAGTTCTGCATACTCTTCTTGACTTAACGGTTCTCCAACAGTTGAATCTATATAGTCTTGGTATTGTTCAAACTCTTCATCTACTGTTGGCTCTCTATCAAATGGATAAATAGCTTCATACTCATCTCTCTTAGCTTGTGTCTGCTTAGCACATTCTACTTCTTTATAGTGCATATCAAGTGAGGAGTCTACTAAACTCTCCCACTTCAATCCTTTCATCTGTGCCCGTGCTCTTATTAAATGCTTACTCATTATCTATCTCCTTTGAATACACCAAGTCTCTTCATAGCTACTGTTGTCTTGACTGTAACTCCGTTTAAATCTATAATAGTCCCGTTGGTTAATTGTTGAAACGTATTAGTAGTGCCATCATATGCTCCTGCATTAGATACCATTTCTTCACCACTTACTGCTAAACACTTCTCATTGTTTGTGGTGTCTATACATATCATAGTGAAGTATTTAGATGCTGGTGATACTTCTGCATCTAATACTATTGTGTTATGTTGTGGTGTAGTAAAAACTCCTATGTGTCCAATTAATTCCCAGCTTGGCTCAACTATTGAAGACATAGCAGCTGTCCAATTAACAAGTTCTGTTACTGTGTAACACCATACCTCGTTATTTCTGGATGGTAAATATGCAATCCTTCCACTGAATAAATCACCATCATCATTAATTATTCCATCATATCCATCGTCATAAGCTCCTAACTCAGCATTTTCTAAAACCTTACTCTCTAAACCATTACTACCATTACCTACACTTACTTTATCAGTTATAGCATTAGTTACCATAGCACCTTTATAGATACTGTTAGAGTTATTACCTACAACTTTATTAGATATATACTCTATAAGTAGTGGTGTTGATTGGTGTAATGGTTTATTACGAGTAGTAGGACTAAACATAATCAAATCTCCAACAGCAGGTGCTGTGCTAAATGTAGCTGTATTTGCTATAGTGTCAAATGCAGGAGCTACTATACTCCAAGTAGCTCCACTATCTGAACTTTGTAATACTTGATTAATAGCAGTTACTTTTCTACTTAGTTTAAATGTTGTCTTAGTACCGTCAGGAATATTACTTGTTCCAGACTTACCAACTAATAAAGAATTAAATGGTATTGATTTACCACTTGCTAGTCTATTTTTCCAGTCTTGAGGATAGTTTGCAGGGTCACCTACAACATCTATACTTAGGTTACTATTTGCTGTTAGTAGAGAGTTTGATTTTTTAGTATATATAAAATCAACATCATCACCTATAGCAGTAGTATTGCTTTCAAGCATATCACTTGTAACTTCTTTTATATCACACCAATAATCACCTAGTTTTACTACATATCCAGTTGCATATGTATTATCAGTATTATTTAGAATATAAAATACATCACCTATACTAATTCCTTCATCAGCAATTTTAGTAATATCAGTTGAACTACCTAGATATATCTGAATTTCTCCAACTGTAGTATTTCTATAGTACTTTGAGTCGTGTGGTGTTTTTCTCTGTATAGTCTCAACACCTCTCTCTAATCCACTATCACTCAATAGTTTAGTAGACTCTATATCTAGGTTAATATCATCTGTAGTGTATGTACCTACTCCTACTATTCCTCCATTTGATTGGTTGTAGATTTTATCGTAGAATTTACTGTCTGGTCTTCTTGTGTATGAAGGGTTGTCTACAAACCCTATCTTACCTATGTTAGGGACATAACCAACTACTGAGCTATCTGCAATGGCTCGTTCTGTACATGCCTCAAATGTTGATGTGATGTTAGACCTATACCATGTCTGTATGCCTGTACTGATAGGGTCATGAGGTAATGAGCATCCATGATTATTATACACTGGATGATAAGCACCAGCATTTAATCTCTGAACTACTCTTAAAGAAGTTATCTCATCTACACCATCAGAGTATAAACCATTGTCTAGTTTACTACATCCTTGTGCATTAGCTATGTCATCTGTACTCATATTCTCATCGAATAGTGTAATACCTTTGAATGTTTTATAACCTGTCTTTGTATACCCAATTACATCATATCTAGTAACAGCATCTAGCACTTGAAACTTATTTATATCAGTTAGTAAGTCTCCTGCTGTAGTATCTGTAATAGCTTGGTGTATATCATCTACTACTCTTACTGATATATTATCTATATCAACTACAGCGGTATTATTATAAAACCCAAAGTTAAACCATACTGCACCAGTTACATTCGCTTTCCATACAAAGTACTTTGGTGTGGCGTATGGGTCACCTGTGTAATAGTCATTAGAGTTACCTGCAGATGAGCCTATTCTTACATACTGGACTTGTACATTTGAGCTTATTATATAATCAATGCCTGATATAACTGAGATTTGTTGTGACGCAAACCCATATGTATTAGTTACATCAATATGCAGTTTACCTACACTAATGCTAAGTGTAGAATTACTAGCTATCCACCCACTAGTATCTACATCAAATGTACCATTAGTAACTAACTCATTCCCACTAACAACTATATCACCTTTAGTATGAGCTGTCTGAGTAGTAACTCCATTAATCTTATCGTCTAATAGCTCATCACTTGATCCAGGAGCAAAAGGTGCTAATGGTAGTTCAGCTTGAGGTAGTTCTTTTACTGAGATGTTGTCATAGCTTTGCTCTGTCGAGTTAGTATCACCTCCATGGATAATAAGTACAAGATAACTTGTAGTATTAATAGCTGTAAATGTAAACTCTAATGTTTCATATTCTTTTCTTAGAGTACCATTATACATATTGTATAGGTCACCGCTATATGTGTCTGTTGAATTCACTGTTACACCAAAAGGTGTGCCATCATTAGAGGTTAACATTTGTACAGAACAAGTGTATGTCTTACCTGCTTGTGTTGGTATCATTTGAGTAGTATACCCAGATGCTAAGCTACTGTTCTTGATGTATATCTTCTCATCTCTAACTGATAGTATAGCACCTC